TGTTCACTACCGGCCGCTCGGCGTTGTGCTGCTGCACCATCGTTTGCAGCGCGCCCTTGGCCGCGTCGCGCAAGGCCTGCGGCTTGCTCGGGTCGTTGACGATCAGCGAGAGTTCCGGCTCCGTCTTCGGCAATGCATTCTGTGCCGCGTTCGCCGCCGCCTGGTCCGCTTGCGTCCGCGCCTGCACCGTCATCCCCACCCGCTGTACGGCCGTCTGCTGGCCCGGCAGCCACGCCTTCCCGGTCGGATCGAACACCAGCCGCGAGGGGGGGAACTGCGCCGCCATCCCGCTCTGGTCGCGGATCTGGTCGTAGGTCGCCGCGTCCGCCGCCTCCCCCAGCTTGGCCGCGATGTTCGCGCGTTGCGCTTGCTCCGCGCCGGCCTGCTGCAGCGGCAGCTCCGCATTTTCCTTCGTCGCCGTTGTCTGCGCCTGCGTCGCTGCCGCCTGGCCGCGCATCTCCGCGGCTTTCGCGGAAATCCATCCGCGCGTTGTATAGGCGTGATCCGCGTCGACGAGATCCTGCGGGCCCGTGTACTGGATCAGATCGGTCGGCCGCAAGTTCGGATACCGGCTCAGCAGATTTTGGTTGATGCTCGACACCAGGGCAGCCTGCTTTGCCGGGTCTTTCTCCGCGAACGCCGGCTGGTAGGCCGCATGGAGAATGTCGTTTTTCGCGTCGTCCGCCGCCAGCGTGTCCTTGTCCGTCTCCGCCCTAGTCTTCGCCATCCCCATCAGGGTGGTGTTCATCGCCATGATGTCTTTCGGCAGCACGTTGTATTGCGGGGCAATTTGCGCCATCTTGGTGGGGTCCCCGGCCGCCGCGTGCCAGGCCTGCATCATCCCCTGCTGGCTCGCCAGTTGCATCTGCTGCTCCTGGATGGAGAGAGCCTGGCTCTGCTGCTGCTGCCTCATCAAGTTGAGCTGCTGCGCACCCTGCGCCGTCTGGAGAAAGTTCTCGGATTGCGGGTTCTGGACCTGCGGCAGGTTGCCGAAGTAGGTCGGCGGCGCGAACTCGATGCCTGGCATGGTTATCTCTTTTTTGCGGTTCTCAACGCTTCGGCCGGCGCGGGTTCCACCCCGGCGGCGGATGCTTCGGGGCCTTCCGGCGCCTGCTGTGGGCCTCGGAGGCCGGATTCCAGCGTGTGATGCCCGGCTTTCCGGGCGACGGTTGTGGCGTTTTTAGGACGTTTTGCCCCGCCATCGCCACCCCGGGCCGTGGCGTTTCCGACACGCTGCTTTCTTTTGCCGTCATTGAATGCGATTTCCTATTTGCCTAAGAATTCCTAGCCAGAGGCGAACGGATTACTGAACATGCTTAAGCCGCCGCCCGTGGCCAGGATGTTCCCCGCCGTGCCCACCGTCCCCAACGTACCGTTCCAGGCGTTCGCCGCCCCGATATCGCCCTGCGCCACTGCCTGCCCCGCGCCGACCTGCGTGTTGGCCAGGTAGTTGGCCGCCGCCAGGGAGTTCTGCGCCGTGGTGGTTGCCGCTCCGTAGTTCAGCCCGGCGCCGTATTCGGCCGTTCCCACCCCGGTATTGCCTGCGTACTGGGCCGCGTTGGCGTTCAGTCCGGCGCCGAACTGGGTCCCTTGCGCCAGCAGGTTCGCGCCGAACTGGGCCGCGTTGGTGTTCAGCCCGGCGCCGAACTGGGCCGCGTTGATCCCCGCCGTCCCTCCGTATTGCGCCGCGTTCGCTCCCAGCCCCGCGGCCGTGGTGCTCGCCAACTGCCCCTGCTGAGCCAGGCTGTTGGTGTTGTTGAACAGGTTCTGCTGCTGCGTCGTGTACTGGTTGAAGGCGTTGTTGTAGGCCGTGGACGCGAAGTTCTGGTTGTATGCGTCCAGCGCTTTCATGGTGCCGCCCGACCCGCTCAGCCCCGCCGCCGCGGCCGCGCGCTGCACTCCCTGCTGCCCCTGCGCCAACTGGAACTGATAGCCCGGCGACATGCTCGCCATGGTCGCGGCCGTGAATGGGGTGTTGAACGCCCCGCCTGGCTGCAATCCCGCGCTCAGCGCATTGCTCGCCGCGCTCCCGTTCGCCATGTACGGGCTCAGCCCGGCGATCCCCGTGTTTGCCGCAGTGGTTGCGTTGGCTCCCGCCGTGTTCGCCGCCGTGGTCGCGTTCCCAGCCCCCGTCGCTGCGGCGGTGGTCGCGTTCCCGCCTCCTGTGTTCGCCGCTGTCAGCGCGTTCGCCGCGCCCGTGTTCGCCGCCGCCAACACGTTGCTGCCCGCCGTCGCGCCTGCGTTGAGCACGTTGTTCGCTTGCGTGCTGGCCGCGCTGGTGATCCCAGGGTTCGCCGCCGCCGCGGCGTTGCTCACCGTTTGCCCGGCGGCGTTGTAGCCCGTCTGCAGCGCGTTGGCCGCATTGTGCGACGCGCTCGCTCCCTGTATCCCCCCGATGATCGACGTGATGACGCTCGGCATTGGCTTATTCCCCTGGCTTGCTCCGCCCCATCAAAACCTGGTCCCAGAGCCTGCCGCGCTTCAAAAAAGACTTCTCGTTCACTCCGAAAGGCAGCAGATGGGTGCCCTCCGGGTCCGCCGCGTACTTCATCGCCGCGCGGTTGCACACCGGAATGCTGGCGATCAGCCGCCGGCAGGGCGTGTTCGCCCACAGCCACGCCATCCACTCGCGCCCGATCTGCCGCGTCATCGCCGGTGGGATGCCGCGATACAGCGCCACGTGCGCCGCCCAGCAGATGCCGTTTTCCGGAAACAGGCAGAAGAGGCCCTGCGGCACTCCCCCCTCGCGGGACTTCACCAGCACGTACCAGATATCCGGGTGCGTGTTGACCCGGAACTCTTCCGGCGGCCCCGCGAAGTCGTCGGTCATGTGCGGATACAGCGACGGATGGGTCAGAATCAAGCGCACCAACTCGTGGCAGCCCGTCCGCTCGAAGATCACCGCTTTGGTGCAGTGGGATTCGCCGGCGCTGCTGGCGCGGCCTGCACCGGTGCCGCTGGAGCTTCCCTCTTGGTCACCGTCTTGCGCTCCAGGTCGACGGCACAGACCTTCGGGTCCGGGTCCAGTCCCTCGGCCTGGCACAGTTCCCCGTAGAGGGACTTCTCCTCGTCCTGGATCGGCTTCAGTTGTTCCTTGACCATCGCTTCGCGCAGCAATTGCACCTCGAGTTTGGCGAAGCGCGTCTCTTGCTGAGCGGCCTTCAAAACATCGGCCGGCTTGTCTTTGGCCGTGAGGGACAGGCCCAGCAGTGCGATCATCGTTGGGTAAAACACGAGCTTCATTTCTCCCTTTCGTGCTTCGGAATTGCTCCTACCACCATTCCGCCAAGCCGGTTATCGCGGAGTTGGTCGTCAACGTCGATTGCAGTTCGTAATAATTCCCCGGCAGCACATTGAAACTCATCGGAAACCCGCTGGATATCGCCGCTTGAGGTTCGATCGCGGCCACCGTTGTGCTGGGTGTCGAGGAGCTGTCGGTCAATCCGTAGATCGTGCAGCAGGTCGAGTACACGGTGGCGGTCACCAGCATCGTAGTACTGTGAGTGTTGCGATAAACCGTGTTCAGCGCCGGGCTGCCCCCAAGGCAGGCGCTCCCCACACACTGGTTGCTTGCCCCCTCCGGGCTCCAGGGTCCCCAGCCGCCAGCCCCGTAAATCCCCGACCCCTCGGGTATCCAGAATTCCCAGGTAGCCCCTGAGCTGAACCCTAATCCCCCATAGCTGGTGTAAGGGAGCGACCAGGAGGACGTGGCTGGCAGCGCCAGGTTGTTTGCCGCAATCACCCCACACGTCGCACTGATGCCGGTGGGACAGCCCGTGCTGATGTTGCCCTGAGCGTCCATCTGCGTGGCTACGTACGTTCCCCCGACGGTCTTGGTCTGGAAGACGATTTGTGTGTTGTATCCGGCCAGAGGGTAGATCTGCACGGCCCCGGAGGAGTTGATCCCCAGGTACTGGCTCCCCACCAGCCGGCCTTCGATCTGCAGCGCGGCGCCGCTGCCGTCGCCGGAAGTCTGGCCAATCAGCACCTGGTCGCTCGTGCTCGCCGGGTAAAGCAAGCCGCTCGAGAGGTCCCAATATCCGCCTCCGCCTCCGCATCCGGTGCACGTCCCGTTGATCGTCAGGTTGTTCAGGACGACATTGCCGGCCGTGGTCACTGTGAACGGCCACGTATAGCTGCTGCCCGATCCGTAGCCAACTTCGAGCAGGGTCGCACCCGTGTTCGTCGTGTTCGATGCGAGATACTGCTGGGCGCTAACTACCCCGTTCCCGTTCACCTGGAAGTTGTAAGGAGAGCCCGTCTGAAAGGCGATTGCCGTCCCGCTCGCCGTCGATTGAATCACTCCGGTGGCTGTGAGCGAGGCGAACGTCGGATTGGACCCCGTCCCGATGTCCTGGGGGAGAGTCAGCGTGATCGCGCCGGTCTGTGCCGTCCCGGAATTCCCATTCGCCAGGACCTCGTTTGCCGTGCCCGTGATCGAGGACACTCCGGACCCGCCCCCGATACAGCTCCACGTCGACGTGCTCGCGTTGTAGTAACGCAGGCAGTGCAGATCGGAGCGCGTCGCCAGCATCCCTTCGACGGGCGACCCGTAGCCCGGCAGCAGGGGGTTGTCAACCGTCGCGATAGTGCCTGCCGAAGGGTCCTGGTCCGCTGGGTAAAGGTACAGTATCCCACCCAGCGCCGTCGGCACCGTCAGCGTGCCCGTCCGCGTCACCGTACCGCCCGGATAGATCGTCGTGGCCAGGATTTGCCCGGCCACCACCCCTCCGGCCGGATACCTCCCATCCGAATACGACTGGAAGGAGTTGTACGCCCCGTGCGTCATTGCCGCGAACCCATAGAGGCTCGCGAAATACGAGCTGCTGTTGATCCCGTTGGGGGCGCCCGAGGGAACGATAGGGCCGCCATTGCAGGGCGTCTGGCCGATCGGATACACCCCGGCCCCCCAACCCGCCACTGAGAACGGCTCATAGTACGGCACGCTGGTCTGGGTGCCTGCGCTCGTCTGCAGTGTCAGAGCCGAGGAGGAGCCAACGGACGACACGATGTAGCTCACCCCATTGATGAAAATCGGATATCCGTCCCAGTAGGTCCCCGTGCGGAATCCGCCACCGCTCACAAGCGATACGGATGTGCCGGACGTGTTCACCAGCCCCGAGTATGGATCCAGGTATCCCTGCATCGGCGAGGTGCTGTTCCACATCGGGACGTCGGAATAGGTACCGGCCGTCCAGAGGTTCGCCGGCAGCCCAGGCAGCGGGACGGGGATGCTGACCACGTTGCCCCACACGTCCATGCAAGTGCGCCCGGAATTCGGCGAAATCGTGACGGCCCCAAAATCGAGCGCCCCGCCCGCGGTCCCCGCCACGTTCTCGGCGATGGCGACGCCGCGTGCCGCGATGCCGTCCGTGGCGCTGTTGAATCCCTGCCACGAACCTCCCGGAACCGACGACAGAAACCCCGGCGCAATGACGTAACCGCCCAGCAGCCCCAGATTGACGTTGAGCGGCATCGGCGCCCCCGCGCTGCCATACACCGTGATGTAGGCTGAATCGTACGCCGGGTCGTACCAGAGGTTCAGCCCCATCGCGGTCGCGCCATAGAGGGCCGAGATGGTTTTCCCCGAGACGTGAATTCCTTGCTCCGCGAGGGAGTAGCCCTGCACCAGCTCGTCGCCCGCCAGCGCTCCGGCGGGCAGCTTGTACTTGATGCAGTGGGGCGCACCGGTCTGATCGCAGACGCCGAAGTACGCGCTGTTCTGCGCCGCCGCAACCCCCGCCAAGACCGAGAGCAAGATCGCCGTCCTCATAGCGTCATGCCCTCCGAGCCGATTCCGGCGCTGATCCAGCGCCCGTCCGACGAGCGGCCAATGAAAAGATACGTGCTCGTAGTGTTCGGGTCCGTCGGCACGGTCGTGTCCGTCACGCCAGCGAACTCGGCACTCCAGGAGACCGGCCACCCCTCCGCGTCCTGCGTGATCACCACGCCGAGGATCAGTCCGTCCGCCGCCGCCGTGTTCGCGACCACCGTCAACGGGGCCCCGGCGACGGCTTCGAACTGGGCAACCGCCGTCCCTCCGGCCGGCGACGCCGCGCTAGACCCCGACGCGCTGGCCAGCGCGCTGATGAAGTTCAGCCAGGGCAGCGTGAAAGAGCCGTCCGCCGTGAGCACCTGTGCCTGGGTTGGCATCTGTAGCCCGCTCATCCGGTGCCCTCCACCAAATCCACGTACGCCGCCACCAGAGTGATCGCCGCTGCCCCGCTGGCCACGGCGATCGGCGAGCGTTCCGTAAAGCTCAGGCAACGGTCGTCGGAATAGCTCAGCGTCAGGTTCCCCGCTCCGTCGTCGTCGACCTGGTAAATCCGGTCGCGGCTGGATCCGAGCGGCAGCCAACGCACCCGTGGGGGCGCGTTATCCAGGTCCGCTTCTGCGGTGTCGCAGTCCAGCTCGAACAGGGAATAGAAGCGCCGCTTATTTTCGTTCGACAGGTGCGGAGCGCGACGCCGGCGGTGAATCGCCGTCCCGTTGTCCTGTGTATAAGCCGCCGCCATGGTATACAGGTTTCCGTTCTGCCAATCGCCCACGAAGTGCGCTTCGTCGATCGTCCCGATCCCGATGCACGCGTGAAACGCCGCGCGCTGCCTGTCCCACCCCGTGCCGTTCCACCACCCCTTCTGGTGCCACTCGCCCAGCGTTGCGTCGTACACCCACGTCGCGTTCGCCGTCGGAAAGTTGATTTCCCAGAATTCGTGCCCGTCCTGGATGCGCGAGAAAGCCACCGCGTCGTCGACGGTCGCGTACGCTCCCCAGGCCTTCTCGATCGCCGCCGTCGAAATGCGCTGCGGGACGTACCCGATCGCCAGAAAAGCCACCCGCGATCCGCGCTTCACGTCCCCGCCTATCCACGCCACCCCGGTGCTCAGACGGCATACGCTCCACGGCGCCTGGCACCCGTAGTGCATGAAGTAGCTCGGATTGCGCTGAAACGGGTTGGTTCCGCTCCCGGTGTCGTACCACACCTCCGTCGATTCCAGCGATCCCAGCAGATAGATCTGCTCGTGGTCGGCTATGATCGCCGCCACCGAGTCGGGGTAGGCTTCCTTGCTGAAAAATTGCAGTGGATCCCAACTCGTTCCGTCGTTCAGCGCCGAGTAGTACACGATGTTCGTGTACGGGTCCAGCGCAAAGAAGGTGCCGTCCAGAAAAGCCCCCTGGGCGGCCGTGACGTATTGCGGCAACGTCTCTGTGGCTTCGCCTCCCGTAGAGCCCGGGGTCCCCCAAGGTTGCTCTCCAAATGCTTCTCCCGAGGCGTTCACGGACGTGATCGCCTGCGACTGGAAATCGAAGCCTGTGCCGTAATCGACCGTAATGATGGCACCCACGTCCAGCGCTCCGAAGCCGCCCGGAACCTCGAGGCCGCCCGTGCTGGCGTCGATGGAAAGTCCGGTCAGCGATCGCGGCACCCACAGGTTTTCGTAGCCGGTCCCCTCGACGGATCCCTCGGTACCCCAGGATGCGCTGCCCACGGCCGAGCCGTCCCCGTTGACGGCCGTGATCGTGAATGTCCCCTGGTTGAACCCCGCTCCTCCCGTAATCACCACCGTGCAGTGCACGTCTGAGGCGTCGAAGATGCCCCCCGTGTCGCCCGTCAGCGCGCCGGGGTAGGCGCCCGTCGACGGCTCGATCACCAGGTCGTAAAGCTGCGTCGAGAATTGGCACGGAGCCACCCCGTAGCCGGTGTCGCAATAAGCCTGCCCGGCCGACACCACCAGCAACTGATCGCCGTTGCCGAACATCTGCGCCGGCGCGCCATCGTTGCCCACCGAGCCATGGCTGACCAAGGACGCCGGGCCCTTCACCTCGTACAGAAACAGCCCGTATACCACGAACAGCCGGTTTTCTCCCGCCCATAGCGCCCGGCACGGGTCGGCCGCCAGTGCCATGTAGAGATCCAGCCCCGGCGTGGGCGTCAGCACCTTGCGCGCTTTCTCCGCGCCCTGCGGGACCCCGGCGTTCGGCAACGATCCTTCCACTAGGTCCGGGTAATAGTTCATCGTCGTCTGCGCCGCCGCGTTCAGCGAAGGGAACGAATAGAACCCGGAAGTGAAACCGTCAAACCTCATGATCCCGGCCTAAAATCCTCGCGTCCGGTAGTTGAACGTCGGCATCGCCGGCCCGCTCTCCGGCATGCCGGAGTCCTTCGTTCGCAATTTCGGAGATCGGGAGTTCAGTCCCTGCACTCCTGCCCTGGCTTTGCGTGCCATGTCGATGACCTGCTGCGGTACCGGTGTGCCCCACTGGGGACCCACTAGCTCCGCCAGGGTGTACAGAAATGCGGTCTGATACCCCGGAGGCAGTGCGATGATCTCTGCCAATCCCGTAAACGCCGCGATCTGCTGCCAGGTGAAGCACTGGAACAGATACGGCAGGGTGGGCTGGCCCCAGAAATACAAGTTCGCGTTCGGATAGGCGTAATCGCAGTACATCTTGGTCGGCAGCGTCACCGGCATCTGCTCCAGCGTGATCGCCGCCCATTCGTCCGCGTCCAGAATTTGCAGCGGGGTGAACACTCCCGGTACTTGGTCGGTCAGGCAGATGTTGGCGTTCTCGATGTGCGTCGGCCGGACGCTGCCGGGCCAGTCGGCCGAGCCCGGCCCCAATTGGTACACCGCCGGCTGGTTGTTATCGGGTGGCCCCTTGTCGCTGAAGGTGTACATGTCCATGCGGATCGTGTAGACGAACAGCCGCCGCGTCTGCCAGTAATCCACCAGCGCGTTCAGCACGCCTAGGCCGTCCGCCTGCTCGGAGGCGCACAGGCCGCCCCCCGCGCGCAGTTTGCCTAGCGCCTTCGCCGCCGAATTGATTAGGTCCGCTACGGTCACTGCCGGCCGCCTCCCGGCTGCGGAGGCTGCGCCGGCGCCCCAGGCATCGGAATCCCCAGGATCTCGGCATTCAGCGTTTGGATGGACAGCATGGCCGCTTGCGCCATTTGCGGCAGCCCGTCGGGGATCGGCCGCCCGAACGGAATGCACAGCTCCATCGCAAACGCCTTCACCAGCGCCGTTTCATATCCCGGCGGCAACGCCACCGTGTCGGTCAGATAGACGAAATCCCCGATCGCTTCGTAGGTCCAGAGCGAACAGGTGCCTGCCGCCGGCATCGGCGTGACATAGACGTTCCCGGTGGGATACCCGCCGTCGTAGAGCAGGCTTTCGATCACGAGTCCCACCCTCGTTTTGTCGCGAATGGTGACCCACTCTTCCGCCGTCACGATCCGCGCCGGCGACTCCAGCCCATTGCCGGCAATCGTCGACGCCGCCTTCACTTTGATCGGCCGCGTGGTCGAGCTCCAGGTCTGCCCGATCCCGTAAGCGTATCTGCCGGCCCCCGTCAGAGCGTAGTTCGCCTGTTTCACCCCGATCGGCGAGAGCTTCTGTGCGCTCCAGCTATCCAGCAGCCGGTTCACGCACCGCAAAGCGAAGGTCTGGTCGTCGGTCGAAACCGTCTCGCCCGGGCCGTACGCCATGATGTAAAACAGCGAATCGTCGATGATGTCGGAAACTAAGCTCATTTGGGTCTAGCCTCGAGGCGCGCCCCCTCTATTTCCTCTTCTTGGCTGCTTCCAGCGCGTCCAGCCGCAGCCCGTATTCCTGCAGCCGGGCCAGTATTTCTTCCAGCAGCTGGTCTAACGGCGCCGCAGCTTCCGTCTCCGGTTCGGGCGGCGCGACCATCTGCTCGCTCCATCCGGGGCCCAGGGAGCTGAATTCCGCGGCGCTCTTCACCAGCCGCGGGCTCTCGGTCGCGTGATACATAAAGCACGGAAATACCTTTGGCATGTCTTTCTCTTTTCGTGGGAAAAAACGGGGCGCGCTGGAAAGGCGGCGCGCCCCATCAAGGAGAACCGCTTGGCCCGATGCTATTGCTTCTCGACTGACATCGTTAGGTTGGCCGCCGTGTCCGTCGTTCCGCTCAAATAGCTGAACGTGATCAGATCGCCCGCCACCACACTCACCGAGTGAGTCGTATCGTTGCACACCGCGACTCCCGACAAGTTACAGGTGATCGCCGTCGCCGAGCCGTTCTTCAGTACCGTCGCGATTTGGTCGCTTGTCGTCGATGTCGCCGCGGCCGAGGAGTGGACCCGGAAATTGTAGAGGGTCCCGGAGCTGCTCACCACCACCGGCACTTGGCCCGTGGTCGTCGCGCACGCAATCCCGTCGTTGACAAAATCCGTCGCCGAGCTCTGCGTTACCGCCCCCGTGCAGAACTGGTTGATGAGCTGCGTCGACGCAGTCGGTCCCATGGTGCCAACCTGGATCTTGACCCACTGCGAGCCGACACAGTTGAAAATGTCGCCGTTGTTGATCTGGATGTACGGCAGCGCCGGGATATTGGCTGCGATGCAGGCCCCTGAGGGGCTGCTCGTGCCAATCGCACCCGCGGCCGCCTGGCCGCCGAACCAGCTCGGAGGCCCCACGTAAACTACGGCGCCCGAATTGTGCAGCTCGCCGCGCGTGCCCCACGCGCCGCGCACCACTCTCAGAACACACGGCGAGCTGGTGATTTCCGCCGCCACGTCCATTGCCTCGGTGTCGACGTACAGCAGCGTCGTCCATTGTCCCACCGAGTTTTGCACTAAATTGCTACAGGACGCGAGGGTAATTACGTCCGTTGAGTTGCCGGGCGCGGGCGAGGAAGGCCCGTTTGTAAGCGCCACCGAAAGCGTGGTGCTCGCCAGCGTGGCTTGCGCGTGCAGGCATCCGAAGGACACCAGCAGCAGCGCAGCCGCGAAAAGGACTTGCTTGATTGTTTTGGTCATTTGGTCGATTAGTCTCCTGTTGGATTGGCGGGGCCGGGCTCGTCCGGCCCCTGGCTGCCTACTGCAGGCTCGCGATCCGGACCGCGCAATTGTCCGGGTACAGGTTGCCGAAGCCTAGCAACACGTCGAAGCGGTTCACCATCTTGCGCTCGATGGGATCGAACATGCGGACGAACGCGATGCTGATGCCCGTTTTCGGGTCTCGCGCCTGGCTCGACATTTCGCAGGCCTTCGGAATTTCCAGCTTCACGCCCACCAGGGCGAAAGCGTCGCGGTGCAGCGCTAGGCCGTTCATGCCGGTTTTCGCGGCTCCGTTGGACATGGTGGTGCCCGGCATCAGGGCCACGTACGCGTTCACCTGCGGTAGCGCGTCCACGTTCTGGTACGGCGAGCCGGGACCGATCAGCCCCTGCGTGCCGGCTTGGATTTGCAGCGTGGCCGCGCTCGACGAGGCCGAGGTGTTCTGCGTGATTAGGATGTTCTTCAGCGTTCCGGTGGAACGCCGGGTCCCCGGGTTGACGTTGTTCACCGCGGCGATGGTGATGATGTCCCCCGCGTTGAAGGTGTCGGCCGATCCGCAGCTCACGGCGATGGCAGTCACCGCCCCGGTGGCGTTCGTGGTGACACCCGTCACCTGTACCCCGGTCGCTTGATTGGCCCACGTGCCCGTCGTCTGGCTGTAGAGGGACATCGATTCGTCCCACTCGAACCCTTGCGCGTAACCGTAATAGCCTTCCCGGAAGGCCTTCGCGACTTCGTTTTGCGGGTTGAACTGCAACGGCGTCGAGCCGCTGACCAGTGTCCGCATCATCTGCGGCGTCACGATCATGCCCTTTTGGCCCGGAGGACACGCATTTTCGATCAATCGCGCGCGCGCCTGGCCGTAAATGTCGAAGGTGGTCGGCGTGGTGCCGAGCGCTCCCACTACGTTGTTGGTGTTCGCCAGCGCCCATCCCGCGGCGCGGGAGTCGATCTCCTGAGCGAGCTGCTGGACGGCCTTGTCCAGGTACTCGGCCTTGAACTTCTCGCGGCCCCGTTCCAACTTCAAGGCCTGCTCGATCGAGTCGTATTCAAAGTGGATGCCGAAGATCTGATCGCACATCACCGTGGTGAAGATGCGGTTGATCCCCTGCGGTTGATAGCCCAGCCCGGAAGTCACCAGCCAGCGTTGCGGCAGGGGCACTCGTACGGTTTCCCCTACGGCGAATTCCTTGGTGAACTGGTCGTTGTAATCGGTGTTGAAGTACTGCGCGATAGCGAGGTTGTTGATGAGGCCACGGAGGGACTCCTGGCACAACCAGTCGACTACCTGAAAAGTGTTCGCCACGTATGATCCCCTTGCGCGGCGTCACGAGAAACGCTTGCCCTTACCGCCGGCGTCTCGCCACGTCCCGCGCGTTCATGATCCGCTGGTAGGCAGCGGTATCACCGGCTGCGATCGCGGCTTCGGCGTCGTCCACGGTATTGCCGGCGCTCTTGCCGCTCAGCTCCGTGGCCGGCCTCCGGGCCGCGCTCGTGATTTTCGGTTTAGGAGATGGCAGGGGCTTTGGCTCTTCTTCGGCGGGGGGCGCTCCCAGGATGGCGTCTTCCACGCGGTGAATCTCGCGCGCAAGCTTGGCGGGTGAAAGTTTCGACACCCGCACCTGCTCGTCCTTCGGGAGCCGGTAGAAATGCATCACCAGCTCCGGCCCTACTTCGCTCTCGATAATCATCGGCGCCACGCCTCTGGCCGTGAAGAATCTGCCCACAATGTCGTCGGCCGATTGATATTCCGGGTCCGCTTCCATTGCGGCAGATCGCCGTTCCTGCCAGCTATCGTTGGCCGCCTTCGCCGTCGCTTCCTGCTCGCTTCGCTCCGCCGCCTGGCGCTCCCTCAAGGGCGCGTTCATCCGCCATTCGACCATCTCGTCGAAATACTTGATCTTGGCCGCCTCCAGCTCTTCCCACGTCCCGGTCCACTTGGCGGGATCGGGGGGAACGGGCCTTCCATCGGCCGGCGGTGGTGCCGCTGCCGCCGCTGCGGGGGCTGAATCCGCGGTTTGGTCAGCCGTCTTCTTCGGCGCGGCGCCGTCAACCTCGGCGCGCAATTGCGCGCGCCGGCGAAGCAGCTCTGCGATCTCGGCGGACAGTTGGCCTTTGCGGCGCTCTGCCCTTGTCTCCTGTACTCTCTCTCCGGTGTCCGTCGCCGGTGCGATTGGTTCAGCCTGGATAGGCTCGGACGATGGTGTCTCTTCCTTCGCGGGTGCCGGATCCGCTTCGTCTTTCGGCTGCGGTGTGCCGTTTCTCAGCCAGTCCAAACGTCCCTTCTCGTTCAGAGTGTCCAAAAAGTCCGGCGCTTCTCCGGTGGATGACGAATCCACCACTTTGTCGTCTGCCATACGCAACGCTCCTTACAACTCGCGGTTCTTTTACGCCTTCCGCGATAGGCGAAATTGCTAAACTCGAGGCATGCGGGACGCGCTGCAGGGACCTTGGCCGCTTAGCCTTGAGCAGATGCGGGAGGTGTCCCAGAAGGTTGCGAAGACCCTCCTCCCGGACTGCTTTGTCCTGGTGTGGCCGCGGCTTGGGCAGCCGCCGCTTCCTGCGCCGATTGCTGCAAGCTCGCTTCGTGATCCCGGTCCGCCTGCGAGTCCATCGTGTCCATCGCGTGCTGAATAGCTCCAACTTGCGCTTCCAGCTTCGCCACCGCCGATTGAACCCCCGCCTGCAACTCCGCGATCCGCACCTGCGATTGAATCGCCAGCCGCTTAGTGTCTTCCTGCATCGTCGCGATCGCCAGCTTCGCGTTCACGTCCGGAAGCTTCGCCGCCAATTCCTGCTGTAACTTCTGGATCACAGCGGCCTGCTCCGTCAGCGTCTGTTTCTGCTGCGCCATCATCTGCTGCGCCGCCGGCGGCAATGGCGGCCCCTGCTGCCCTTCCTGCGCCGCGATATCCGGTGGCACCAGGCGCTTCGCAATCTCGTCCCCGATCGGCCCCAGGTTTTTCAGCTTCACCACCAGGTCGCCGATCCGCGGCATGATCTGCGGGTTCTGCGCCAGCTGGTCGGCGAACTTGCTCTCCTCGTCTCGCTGCGATTGAGTGCTCGGCCCCGTGGCGATGGTCACCGCGTGCCGCCCTTCGCCGATCCTGTAGTGATACTCCTCGCCGGTCTGCGGATCCCTGAACGCCTCGTTGATCCGCACCACTTTGTGCTTCCCGTCCGCCATCCGGATCCCCACGTCGCGCTTCGCGTCGTAGACGTAATCGATCTGGTCGTCCATGATGCGGCCCATGTGCTCCAGGAACCCGTCAAATTTGTCGATGAAGTGGAACGATCCCTGGCTGGATTGATCGTCCAGCGCCCTGACCGCCACGCCCGATTGCGCGTTGGTATCGTGCTTCCCGACTGAAGTGTTGTACATCCCCAGCGCCGACTGGATCGCCCTCTTATAGCTCTCGGTCAGGATCTCGACCGATTCTAGTGGCGCTTCCCAGTGATTCCACACCGGCAGAGGAAGAATATTCTCGCCCGTGTCCTCCGTCTTCGCCTTCGCATAGATGAACGGCCGCGGCGAGTGGCCGATGTGCTGCACCTCGTCTTCGTGCCCCTCGAATTGCCCCTCATAGGCCATCCACATGGCCTTGGGCATCATCCCCAGCAGTTCCAGCCCCGTGGTCTGCGCGTAGCAATAGGCCATGTAGGCTTCCCGCGCCAGGCGGATCAGCGATTCCACTTTGAGCTGAGAGCCGCCGCCTTCGTCGACGTACTTTTCTCTGCCGAAACAGCAGCCGATCGGAATATACTTGCCGTCCTGCGGGTTCTCCTCGAGGATTTCCACCCCGTTGGTCAGGTACTGGATCACCTCCCGCTCTTCGCTGTCCCTCTCGTTCAGGATCTTGTGCGTGCCCTTCGGGACCGTGATCCCATCGCCGATGTCGCAGTCTCTCGCCAGCGTGACCGTTTCGCTGCCGGTATCCGCGTCTTCCATCTCGTCGGCGAAGACGTTCATGCCGCCGCCGATGTCCAGGCTGAGCAACGTGCGCGTGGTCTTTTCGACTTTCCAGTATTCCGCCACCTGGATGAAGTCGTCCTTCACCCACATCGGCAGTTCGCGCATCTGCTCGGTCGAAAAGTCGGTCGCGGTTGCCTTTGGCCAGCGCTTCTCGAAGTCGCTGCGCCGCACCATGTCGGTCACAAAGCAGTAGCCCATGTCCGAGCGGTCTTCCTGCTTCGCATCCGGATCCACCCACACGGTGTTGGGATTCGGAATCGGCCTCACCACCAGCTCCTGATCGAACGAATCCGGCGAGACGTACCGTTTCGAAACCCGCGCGTAGCCGTAGCCGCGCTGCGTCACGTTCTCCATCACCTGCGAGTACACCGCCTGCGCCCGGCTCGCGTATTCGATCTGCCGGATCAGGTTCGCGCGGAACTCCGCCGTCTTGTCGGTCGCCCCCCCTCCCGCCGGGTCCACCTTCACCGCGCGCTTGTTCTGCCGCACGTCGTTGATGAGCTGGTTCAGATACTGATTCAGCTCGTCGAAGGCCACGCACGGGCGGCCGGCCGCCTTGCGCTCCGCCTTGTCCTTCGGGTCCCACGGGTCGCCGGAGGCATACCGCATGTCGGTGTTCCCCTCGTCCCGCATCTCCTTCCAGAACTTCACACAATAGTCGAAGTTGTCCCGGATCTCTTTCAGGAGATCTTGGTCGCGACTGCCTATTCTCGACATTTTCGGGTACGGGCTTTAGGGCGCCGGGAGATCCTCTGACTGGGTTTCGCGATGCTCCTCCGGCAGCACAGAAACCAACGGCCCAGTAGTTCGTTGACCGTCGGTTCGACTTCAATTTCCCACATAGCGGCTCCCCTCCTTCCGCCTGATTGCTGGGCACTTCGGACAGATCAGGTTGGCGTCGATCCCGTCGAATACCCAGCCCCTGTCTCTCGCCCTGGCGACCGCTTCGGCGCTCGCCTGAATAGTTTCCGCCCGCGTGCATTTCGCGCACACCAGCTCCAGCAGTCCTCGCGCGGCGGGATTACCAATCTCGTTCACTCTTGACTTATTGCTCCAGCGCGTTGGGGCTCGGCCCGGCTGCCGGTACGGGAGGCGGCGCCGGTGCCTTGATCCCCAGGTGCTTCTGAAGATGAGCCATCAGTTTCGGCCCTTCGCTGGCGCCAAAGACGTGCTCTTCGTCCGGATGAGACGGCCCCGGTCCGGTGCTGTAGGCGAAGACATGCCTTACTAAGTGGCCTCCGGTCTTTCCCGGCCTAATCTCGATGTGCCTCAGCACCTTCGGTCCCATCGCCGGCATCTTGGTCCCCTTCGGCTCTTCGCTCTCGCGGAAGTTGTATGCGTGTCCCATCTATTCCCCCAGGATCCTGTTGGCCTTCGCGTCGATCTTCGCCTTCGCCGCGCTCGACAGCTTGCCCTTCTTCACCATCTGCGTCGCGCGCGCCTTCGCGTTCGCGGCGTGCGATTTGTCCGGCATCGGATACTTCCGCTCTCCCGGCAGCCCGAAGGTCGATTTCGCTAGCGCTTTGCGTTTCGCTGCCGTCAGCTCGCCACCGGACCCCGGCGCGGCTTTCTTCTTCTTCGCTGGCTTCGGCCGCTCCTGCTGCCCGCCCTTGCGCCAGTCGTATACGTGCGCTTCGTGCTCCGTCTTCATGCTTTTTCTCTCCGGCAGCCGTTTGAAATCGGTTGCCCGTTCCCACTCGCGCTTCTGGGCGCTCGTCAACGGCGAAGCGCTCGACTCCAGGAACCGCTGCTGCGCTTTGCTCTTGAACGGCATCTTGTCCTTACAAACTCCGCAGTTTTATAATCGGCGTGTGAAGCACCAGCTCCCCTACCTCTCCGACGAGGAACTGGAGCTGATCCTCTGTTTCCGCCGCTTCAATGCGCGCGAGCGTAAAAAGTCCGAAGTCTTCGCTTGGCCTACGACCAGGCCGACACCGGCCGAGGTGCCTGCTCCTCTTTTGGCGCTTTCTTCCGCGGCAGCCTGAGCCCCACCGCGCACTGCCGGAACGCGTCGGCCGCATGAGAAGCTTCGTCGTGCAATGGCTCCCGCGTCGGTACGCCCAGCGTCTGCACGGTCCCGTAGCGGTAGCGGCGCAGATGCTGTAATCCTTCCGCGCACCTGTCCGCGTCGAACCAGCACTGCGGAAAAATCGTCCGTACCGCGTTAATCCCATCCACGATCGACAGCCGGTCCAGCACCGTCACCCTGCGGCCCAGCGCCCGCATCAGCTCCTCGACCGATTTGCCCGTCCCCATCGTGTGGGCTTTGGCGTCGTGCGGCAGGTAATCCGTCCCGTAGACGTATCCCTTGCTCTGCAGCAGCCTCACGCAGTCCGCAATCGACTGGTGCCGCCCGTCGGCATAATCGATGATCCGGTATTCGAACGGAAACGCCTGCACGAACCAGATCGCAAACAGGTCTCCCCAGCCCAGGTCCCAGAAGGTGTGCACCGGCGCGGTCGCATCGTAAGGCACCTTCGTGATGCGCTGCTCTTTTTCCGCCGCCGCCATCTCCTCCCGGTACACGGCTCCCTCGACCGCGATTTTCGTCGCTCCGCCGTAGATCACGTCGAAGGTCGCGGGATCCGTCTCGCGCAGGTGCTCGATTTTCGCCCGCGACGTTTCCGACAGCCACCGGTTATCCTGGTAGCTCGTGCGCACCACCACCGCACCAGGCGGCGGATTCCTCACCCACCGCAGGTACGTCTCGTCCGTGGGGAGTTCCGGGTTGAAACTGCACCAAATCTCGGACCCTTCCTTGCGGATGGTCGGGATCACCACCTCCCACGAATTCCGCGAGACGTTGGCCGCCTCTTCCACCCACACCCCGTCTAACGATTCGAACGATTTGATCTGATTGACGTTGTGCTTCAACCCGGCGAAGACAAACTCGCTATATCCCGGCGTCTCGAGCGGGCGGCCGTACATCCCGGTCCGGTAGAGCACCGTCCCCGCGATCCGCGCCTTCTCCACCCGGAAGTACTTTTCCAGCCCTAGCCGCGCTATCTGGTCCGCCAGCAGCCAGTGGACCGATTCCGCGATCGATTGCTGCGTCTCTCGCGCGCACAACCATCGCAGCCGGTTCTGCGCTCCCAGAATCAGCAGCGCCCGCGCGATCGACCAGCTCTTGATCCCATCGCGCCCCCCGTAGAGGATCTTGTACGGGTGCGGCTCGAACAGGAACTGCACTTTATCGGGAAACTCGACCCTCACGGCGCCGCTGGCGCGTCCGGCTTCACAAAGACCACTTCGAGCGTCGCCTGAATCGGCCCCCCGTTCGGCCCCGTCAGCTCGGCCGAATTCTTGTATTTCTCCGGCTTTGCTCCGCGCAGCAGGAACTGCATCAGGCCTCCATCGAAGCGCCGCACCGATCCGCACTTCTGCCCTTGGTAGAAGACCGGCTCTAGCCATCCCGCGGTAGCTCTCTCCACCGCCGCACTTTCCAGGAAATCCCCCGCGACGATCTTTGCCCTTTCGAAGGCCTCCGCATACTTCGGGTATTTTGCGAGCCACCGGTAGTGCCGGCGCGGGTTGATCTTGGCCGCCCTGGCCGCGGCCGTGATGTTGCATGTGCGCCGGTAGACCGCTAGGAAAGCGCGGGCCCGCGCTACCTGGCCGGTCCGGACCTTCTCAGGCATCCGCCTCCGGCGCACAGAGGGCCGGCCCCGAGAAATCCTGCCCTCTTCGCACTGCGCAGATTTTCTCGCTCACCAGTTCGCGCTCCGCCCAAGACTGGAACGCCGCAAATCGCCTGGTGATTTTCACGTCCATGACGATGTTGGCCGCGCTCCACAGCGCGTTGATGACGATGACTCCAACCGCCAGCGACGGTGCAATCCATGTGGGGTTCATGCCGTGTGCTCCCTTGTATAGGCCTCTCGTGAACAATCGTGCAGCGGCCCCCAACTGAGACCACGAAGCTCGCGCACTGAGTCGCGCCCGAGGCCCCCTCTCCTGAAGGACACCGGCTGCACCGCGGCGAAGTAATCCCGCAAAGGGTAAATTCCCGCTTCCACCAGCGCTGCCCCCATCCGCTCCTCGATCCGGTACACCGCGTGGAAGAAGTTTCCCCGGCTGATCTTCAGCTTGCGCGTGCACGCGGGCCATTCCCGGCCGCGCAGGAAATGCAGCACGAATATACTGTGGTGCGCCGCATCCAGGACGCGCCGCGCCGTGATCTCGAAGTCCGCCACGAACTCTACGTCCGGGAGCCCGAACCCGATACACGGATGAGCCGCCTGCCCATGAGTCGCCGAGTTCCACACGATCTCCAGCCGGATCCGCGCGTAGCGTTGGCCCTCCATCGCGCGCGTCTCCCGATATCGGGAGAAGCAAGCGGCGAAGACCCCGCGCAGGGCGCATTTGCAGACGCGAGGCTTGCCCCGGCACCATCGAGAGCCCATCCCGAAGCAGTGCGCGCAG